GAGTGCGCGTCTGCCCGAAATACGCACCATTTTAGCAAAAAAACCAAATCCTAAACTCCACCACGTCCATGAGCCAGAAATTCGAAATCAAAAGTGTCGCAGTCGCGTCGCTCAAACCCTATGCCAACAACGCGCGAACGCATTCCGAAGAGCAAGTCGCACAGCTTGCAAAATCCATCGAGGAGTTTGGGTTTAACAACCCCATCCTCATCCAAGAAGATTTAACTGTCATCGCCGGGCATGGCAGACTTGCGGCCGCAACGAAGCTTGGCATGACTGAGGTGCCGACCATCACTCTCAGTCACCTGTCTCCCTCGCAGATGCGCGCGTATGTGCTTGCGGATAACAAGCTCGCCCTCAACGCCGGGTGGGATGCGGACATCCTCAAAGCTGAACTCCTTGCCATTCAGGAAGCCGGAGAAATCGACCTGTCGCTCATCGGCTTCGACGAAAGTGACCTTGGCTACCTCATCACCGATGTCGGTGACGTGGAGCAGTTGACCTCTTCCGGCGAGGACCGCGGCAAAAGCATCAGCGAACGCAAGGGTGACTACGACAAGTCCATCATCCGGCAGATTATCCTCGTCTACGGAATGGAGGAGTACAACGCGGTCATTGACGCGCTCGCGGACTACGCTGACAAGTTCGGCCTTGCAAACAACGCTGAGGTCGTTAACCATCTTCTGGAATCCAATGGCTATCAAGTCAATACACGCCAAGTTCAGGGAGATTAATCTCAAGGAGTACAAGTCGCGCTCCGCGAAGCCGGAGGACGGCTCTACCCTCATTGACGAGAACACCATCGTTTACTTGGGTGACCAGATTGTTCTGGTCTACATCGCCAAGGTAGACGAGGACATGCGTGAGTTCGTCGAGGCCTTGGGCCGGGTCAACTACTCCAAGAATTACCGGAGCAACGGACTGCTCACGACGAGCCGCATCTTCGGATACGCGCCGCGTAATGTCGTCCGCAATCACCCGTGCCGGGCCGCGTCCATCGCCGCGGAGCAACCCAACGAGAGCGACATCGTTCAGCGATTCGCCGAGGTTGCGGCAAAGTACTACCATGCGTACAACCCGGCCCTCGCCGAAACCCACCTACAGCTGACGGAGGAGAAGGTGCTTGCCGGATACCGCATCGGTAGCTCGATGTTTACGAGCGGCATCATCAACCACAACAATCCGCTCAAGTACCACTTCGACGCGGGCAACTACAAGAATGTGTGGTCGGCCATGTTCGCGTTCAAGAAGAACATTGAGGGCGGCTACCTTGCCTTGCCGGAGCTGAACCTGTGCCTGAAGTGTACCCACGGAAGTCTTACATTGTTTGACGGTCAGTCTTACCTTCATGGCGTGACCCCGATTCGGAAGCTTTCCGAGGATGCCGTCCGGTACACTGTGGTCTTCTACAGCCTCCAGCAGATGTGGAATTGCGAGATGCCTAAGGATGAGATTTCCCGCATCCGTGCCAAGCGAGCCGAGGTTGAACTGAAGAAGCGTAACAAGCAATCCTGATGGCGGTCAGCCAAAAGACGCTCGCCGAAAGGTGGGAGCTTTCTCCGGGCCGCATCTCTCAACTGGTGTCCGAGGGTATGCCTTTGGACAGCGTCGAGGAGGCGGAGAAGTGGAGGGCGCAACGCCACCTGACCACAGGTATCGCTCCGGGCGATTACAAGCTCGATTCCGCGCCGGGGGAGGGCAACCCCGAGGAGGTCGAAGAAAAGGCTCCACAGACGGTGCTAGAGACCTTCGACTCCATCGTGGAGCGACAGCGTATCCTCGTCCAGATTTCCCGCAACCAATACATCAAGGCGGTCAAGTCCGGCTCGCCGCAACAGTCCCGGCTCTACGCCTCCTACGACAAGACCGTAAACACCCTGACCAAGCTGAAGGCGGAAGCGGACAGGCTCGCGCTTATGAACCGGGAATACATCCGGGCCTCGGATGCGACGGAAGCCATGCGGAAGCTTGCGAGCGATTTCGTCAATCGTCTGGACAAGCTCGCGCTCGATGTTGCGGAAGCCTGTAACCCGGAGAACCCGGCGAAGGCGGTCAAGGCTCTTGAGGCTTGGTCGCTGAGAATCCGCACGGAGCTTTCCAAGGATGGATAAGGCGGAACTGCTCAAGGTCGGCAGGACGGTCATCCGTCCGGCTTACTCTGGCGACATCGTGGACTGGCTTGAGCAGAACGTGCTGGCAATCCCCGACTCTCCGATGCCCGGCCCGTTCAGAGCCGAGCGCACTCCGTGGATTGCCGAGGCCTTGCGTATCGCGGCTGACCCGGAGACACGGCTCCTGACAATCCTTGCCAGCATTCAGTCCGGCAAGTCCCTGCTCGCGCGGTTGTTTTCCTGCTACGTCATCGCGAATCAGCCCGGCCCTACCATGGTGCTTCAGGCTACGGATGCAGAGGCGAAAGACTTCTCTATCCGCTACCTCCGCCCGGTCTGGAACAACTGTCCGCCGGTCAAAGCAAAGTTCAAGAACGACGACATGGAGCGCTCGACGACTTCGGACTTCGACCGGATGACCATCTACTGTCGTGGCATCCACAACGAGACAAACCTTCAGCGTCTGTCTTTGCGTTACGTCATCGCAGACGAGTGCTGGATGGCTCCGCAGGGGCACTTAGCGGAAGCCTCTGCGCGCGTCACCGCGTTTGGCTGGATGGGTAAGCGCATCTTCATGTCGCAGGGTGGTCAGGACGGTCAGGAGTTCCACCAGCTCCATGAGGCAACGGACATGCGGGATTGGAACATGTGTTGCCCGGCTTGCGGACACCTTCAGCCTTGGGTATGGGCACAGGTTAAGTTCCCGGATGACGCGAAGGTCAACGACGAGTGGGACTTGCTGAAGGTTTCTCACAACACGACCTACGAGTGTGTTTCTTGCAAGGCCAAGCTTCCGGACACTAACGCCACCCGGCTTGAAGCCAACGCGAATGGCAAGTTTGTTTCAACCAAGGCCTCCAGCAACGCAAGCTACGTCGGACTGCATTGGAACAGCATCGCGACCATGAGCTGGGGCGAGCTTGCGGTGATGCTCATCAAAGCCAAGGAATCCATCGAGGAGTACGGCGATGAGGAGCCTCTACGCATCTTCATCCAGAAGAGGCTCGCCGAAAAGTTCGAAGAACAGCCGGACGAAATCAAGACCGATGCCACTCCGAGCGACTTCGCTATGGGGTCGGACTGGGAACAGGAGGGGGGATTCGTGAAAGGACACCCGACCGCGTTCCACTTAATTACGCCGGAGATGAGGGTGGAACCGGACTTCGTCCGCATGCGATTCATGGGCGTTGACGTGCAGAAGCGCGGTTTCTATTGGGTCATCCGCGGCTGGTCTGGCGACGGACGCTCCCGGCTTGTGGACTGCGGTTACTGCTTCTCTTGGTCACAGCTTGCCGAGGCTCACAAGAAATACCAAGTCCACCCTGCTAATGTGTTCATTGACTCCGGCTACCAGCCGGACGAGGTGCTTCAGGCATGTGCGGCAAACGGGTGGGTGGCGACCCGTGGCGACCAGCGCAACGAGTTCGCTTGGAGGGTCAAGACCCCGGTCGGCCTCAAGACAGAACTGCGGCCCTACTCTGCCCCGGTGGTCGAGGCGGTCGGCAACAAGCGCGTCAAGAGGTTCTACTTCTCAAATCTCCGCCTGAAGGACGTGCTGGCGGCGCTCATCAAGCGCGGCAAGCACATGATTCCCAAGGATGTCTCCGACGAATACCGCGAGCAGATGAAGTCAGAGAAGCGAACCATTGCCACGAACGGGAAGCCATTCTGGGAGCAAATCGGGTCAAAGGACAATCACTTCTGGGACTGCGAGGTCATCTGCATCCTCCCGGCCTTGGCTTGGCGGCTGACGGGCAAGCCGGACGACGTCATCGTGCCGGAAGAGAAGGAAGCTTCCGGCGAGACAGAGGCTTGACATCCCGGGCCGGGGATTCAGATTCAACTCGCACCTCCTTTGCTCGGGCATGGGTTTCGGAGGCGGCACCCATCCCCTCTGCCAACATGGTCAAGGGATGGGCCTTCCATTTTGACTCCCGCGTAGGGTTATGGCTCAGGCAACCGGGTGCTTTCTAATCCTATCTCAAGCTCGCATTGAGGCTATTGCTGACAAGGCCGCAAGCCTCTTGATGGAGGGGAAGACCATGATGAGTTACACGGATTCCGGCACTTCTGTCACCAAGTCCTTCCCTATGGATATCCAGACGACTCTGATTGAATGCCGATATGCGCTTCAAATCAAAGACCCGGCCCAATACGGAGCAATCGACCGAGTTCGCGTTTACAATGGACTCTGGAACTTCCGCGGTCTATAAGAGTTTATGCCTAAGAAACTTACCAAGTCCCAAGTTCGCAAAGCTGTCGCTGATGTTAAGGCGTATGCCCGCAAAAAGGGACTGAAGACCATGGCCGACGGGTTCGGCGGCGGAGGTTCGGGCATCTTCTCGCAGTTTGAAGGCGCGAAGTATTCCAATAAGCGCCAGTGGGTCAACACCCCGTGGCCCGCCGACCAGAAGAAGGTGATGACGGTCTTCGACCGCCAAGAGCTTACGCGCAAGATGCGCTGGCTGGCGGTCAACTCCGGACTCATCCGTCAGATGATTTCTGACAATGTGATGTACGCTATCGGCGACGGCATCCGTGGTCAGGCCGCAAGCAAGGACCAGAATTGGAACGGGCTGGCGGAGCATTATTTCCTTGATTGGGCGAACAAGCCTTGCGACATCACCGGGCGATTCAACTTCTGGGAATGCCAGCAGATTGCTTGCCGCAAGGTGGATGTGGACGGCGAAATGTTCGTCCTCAAGACTTTCTCTACTGACGGAGTTGCCAAGATTCAGCTCATCGAATCTCACCGGGTGGGCACTTCTGCGGCCGCAATGGGTGCGCCGGAAGGCATGTTCGACGGCATCATGTTCAACAAGTTCGGAGCGGTTGTCGGCTACAATGTCATCCGTAGTGACGGCACGACCCGGATGGTTCCGGCTAACTCAATGCTCCACTTGCACCACCCTGAGAATGTTTCGGGTGCGCGGGCTTACTCCCCGATGCAACACAGCATCAACAACCTCATTGACATCCTTGAGATTCTGTCGATGGAGAAGCTTGCCGTCAAGACTGCCGGGGACATCACCCGAACCATCACTCGCGAGAATCCGCAGTTCGACGGAAGTGTTTCCGACTTCCAAGCCTTCGGCATGCGGCCGCAGGATTACCCGAATGGCGTTTACGACAACCCGGAACAGGTCGGCGCGTTCATCGGCGGTAAGATTCTCTCCCTTGCTCCCGGCGAGAAGCTCGACAGCTTCCAGAGCCAGCGTCCGAACGCAACCTTCACCGGGTTCATCGAGCATCTCCAGAAAGACTCGACCGCGGGAGTCCTCCCCTATCAGTTCACGGCAGACCCCAACGGCATCGGCGGCTCCGCCATTCGCCTCGTTGTCAGCAAGGCAGAACGCCACTTCGGCGCTCGCCAGCACATGTTCATGACGCGTTTCCTTACCCCGGTCTGGGGCTACGTCATCGGCAACGCCATCGCCCGCGGCGACCTCCCGCCCAACGACGAATGGTACAAGGTAAATTGGGTCACCCCTCGCCGCGTTACTGTCGATGCGGGCCGGGAATCCGCGGCGAACCAGAAGGACATCGCGATGGGACTCAAGACCCTGTCCGACCACTTCTCTGAGCTGGGCATGGACCCTCGCGAGGAAATCCGCCGCCGGGCCGCAGATGCCAAGCTCATCCAAGAAACCGCGACGGAGTTCAATGTTCCGGTTTCCTCCATTTACCAGCCTTCCAACAACCCGGCGGACATCGACCAGACGCTCGGCAACAGTCCTGCCCCGGTGCAGGAATCATTCACCCCATTCCCTGACGAATCTCAAAACAACTCCAATGCGTAATCTCTCCAAGGACTTCAAGGGCCAGCGCCCTCTCCTCATCCAGCCCGCTCAGGCGGAGGCATACCTCAACCGGGTCGGCGACATGGAAATCCCCATGGACGCGAAGATGTCCGACATGGGCGAAATGCTTTCCGCCATCTTCGGCGAGAAGCCGACCCTCGAAAAGTTCCCGCCCTTCGCCATCATCCCGGTCAAGGGTGTCATCGGCAAGAACCTGTCCGAGCTTGAGTCGCTTTGCGGCTGTTGCGACATCCACGACGTCGAGGAAATGCTTGAGGAGTGCGAACGCGACACCTCCATTAAGACCATCATTCTCGACATCGACTCCCCCGGCGGCACGTCCGTAGGTGTCCCTGAACTCGCCAACAGAATCAAGAATTGCTCCAAGGAGGTCATCTCCTTCACGGGCAACGAATGCTGTTCCGCGGCTTACTGGCTTGGCTCTCAGGCCTCCAAGTTCTACGCAACCCCTTCGTCGTCCGTAGGCTCAATCGGCGTGTACATCGCCTTCCCTGACTGCTCGGAAGCTTTCAAGATGGAAGGGGTCAAGATGGATGTCATCAAGTCTGGCACTTACAAGGGTGCGGGCATCCCGGGAACCTCCCTTGACGAGAACCAGCGCAAGATGCTCCAGCAGGAAGTCTCTGACATCCACGCCGACTTCAAGGAGGCGGTTAAGTCCGTCCGTACCTTCGTCGAGGACAGCTCGATGGAAGGCCAGATGTTCTCCGGCAAGCGCGGTGCTGAAGCCGGGCTGGTCACTTCCCTGACCAATGGCTTTGACGAAATGCTCAAGGAGATGGATGCGGCCGTGTTCACTCAGGTCGAGTCCGACGAGGAAAACGACAAGCGCCACGCCGATGAGATGGGTGCTTCTTCTGAGGAAGACGGCGAAGAAGAGAAAGCGTTCGCGAAGGCCATGTCGGCCGCTGACCGCGCTCTCTCCGGCCTGAAGATTAAGATGTCCTCCGAGGAGGAAGACGAAGACAAGAAGTCCGAAGACGAAGACGAAGAGGACGAAAAGAAGTCCGAAGGAGACGACGAGGAGCCGAAGGAGGAGGACGAGGAGGAAAAGCCCGAGTCCAAGTCTGACGACGACGAGAAGCCCGAATCCGAGGACGAAGACGAAGAGAAGAAATCCGAGGACGACGAGGGTACCGAACCCCAGCCGGACGGCGAGGACAAGCCCGACGAGGACAAGTCCAAGGACGACGCGGACGACGAGAATGACTCCGGTGAGAAAGCTGTCGAGACGGACTCCAAGCACAACAAGGATTCGGTCAAGAAGAACCGCTCAAAGGGAGTCGCTTGACTCCCGCGTAGGCTCAACTCAAAGACCGATGACCCTCGAAGAATCCCTCAAGGCGCTGAAGTCCGCCTTCACCTCCAAGTCCGGCGAAGCCGAAGCCATGGCGAAGGAAGTCTCTGAACTCAAGGCCGCGAACCAGTCCTTCAAGGACTCCGCTGAAGCCTCCGCCAAGGCCTCCGTCAAGGCGGTCGCCGCGGTCGCCGCCGAGCGCGATGCCGCCATCGCCAAGGTCGAGGAACTGACCAAGGCACTCGCCGCCACCGAAGAGCTCAAGAAGCAGGCTGTCTCGCAGATTGAGTCCGTCGGCAAGAAGTCTGCGTCCATCGCCGCCTCCGTCGGTGTCAACCCGGTGGAAATCTCCGCCGCGGACAGCGTCGCCTCCAAGTCTCCGGAAGAAGTCTGGAACGAGTACCTCGCCATCAGCAACCCGGCCGAGAAGCTTGCGTTCTACAACAAGAACCGCACGTCCATCGTCGCCCATCTGGGCATCAAGTAATTTACCATGGCTCTCCCTGCATCTCTTACCGCAGAAATCGGAACCCTCCTTTCTGGGTCTTGGACTCAGATTGTCGCAGACGCTGAAGCGAACGGAGGCATTACCAATTTTTCCTTCAGCATCAGGCTGACTGAAGTCACCTCTCCTACCGGCCCGGTCAACTACGACATCGGTTTCACTCACCGTTTCCGTACGGAGGTTTCCCAGAGCCAGTCTGAACGCGTCACCGGAACGGCTTCCTAATTTTTCACCCACCCCTCACTCCCTAAATAATCATGTCGAACAACGTCCTCAATCAGGGCTTGGCTCCTCAGTTCGTGGCCGCGGAAACCCTCCGCACCCTCGTCCCGGTCCTCGCTCCCCTCAACAAAATCGTGACCACCGACTTCAGCGCCTATGTCGCTGAAAAGGGTCAGGTCGTCCACACCCGTTTCGCCAACAAGTTCACGGCCAGCACCTATGTGCGCGCCAATGGCTTCGTCCCGGCTGACGCTGATGCCACCGATGTCGCCATCACGCTCGCTGACCATAACTACGTCGCGACCGCCTTCGACGACACCGAAGTCGCCACCATCTCGCTCGACATGCTTCGCCGCGTGTTCATCGCCCCGATGGCTAACGCCACGGTCAAGAGCCTGTTTGACGGTGTCCTCGCCCAGACCACTGCCGCTAACTACGCTGGCATCGCCTACACGGGCACCAAGGCCAACTTCAACCGCGTCGCCATCGCTGGTGCGGCCACGAAGATGACCAAGGCTAACCTCCCGATGAACGACCGCTCGCTCCTGCTCTCGCCGGATGCCTTCGGCCAGCTCCTTCAGGATGCCTCCGTCGCTCAGTACCTCTCCATCGGCGACACCTCCGTCATCCGTGACGGCAAGGTCGGCCGACTGCATGGTATCGACATCTACGAGTACAACGGCTTCGACGCCGCTCCTGCGGGCCAGAACCTCGCTGGTATCGCTTCCTGCCGCGAAGGTCACGTCATCGTGACGCGCGTCCCTGCCGCCCCGACCACGGGTGGTGGCGAGCAGATTACCGTCCAAGACCCCGATTCCGGCTTCGCCTTCTCGCTCCGTAGCTGGTACGATTGGACCAAGGGTCTGTCGAACATCAGCGCTTCGTGGATTATCGGTCAGTCCGTGGGTAACCCGGACGCCGCCCTCCGCGTCGTCATCACCGACCTCTAATCCAGAGGTCAGGCGGAACAAGACCCCGGGCAACCGGGGTCTTTTGTTTGGGAGGGCCAATAGACCCCTCTGGCTGGCCCGTAGGGGCGTTTTGACTCCCGCGTAGGGGCATGGGCAGTATCCAAGACGAATGGGCCGCAGATGCCGGGGAAATCCTTAACGAGATTCCCAAGGCTGTGACTGTTCAGAAAGCTTCCGGCCTTCCGGTGTCTTTCAATGTCCTGATGGGCGACCCCATGGTTCAGCAGGACTTGGAAACGGGTGGCTTCCTTGATGCGGCCGCATTTGATGTGAAGTTCCTCAAGGCGGACACCCTCGCCCACCCCGGCGTGGTCATCTTCGGCAATCTGGTCACCTTTAACGGCAAGCAGTATCGTATCGTCGCCATCAATGACCGCCCTCCGTCGGCTTGGGTTATCGTCCGGGTTCAGACCAAGGTCGGTCCGGCCTGATAATGGCTATCAAGCCCACAAAGCATGTTTCGCTTGATGCCTCCACGCTGATGGCTCACCTCCATGACTATTCAAAGGTCATGGGCAAAGAACTAGGCGAAGTCGTCCGCGAACAGGCCGGGCACTTCTGTTTGGACTTAGTCAAATACACCCGTCCGTTCACCAGCGCCGGGAAAGGCATGGAGCCGGGGTCAAAGAAGAAGGGCGAGGAGAATGTCCATAACGCACTCTTCAAGGTCTTCCAACCAATCGAAAAGGCGACCAAACAACAGGTCGCCGACATGCGAAGCTTCGAAGTCTTCAGGCTCTGGTCAAAGTCCCAAGGAGCTGGCAAGTCCAGCATCTCAAAACAGAAACAATGGGAGATGTTTCAGGCCCGCAATCCGGCCCGGCGCACCCTAGCTTATGTCGGCTCAGATGCCGGAGCAATGGCGAAGACCCACCAGAAACTGCGTAAATACTCCGGTAAGGGTGGTCTTGTTGATTACGCCAAACAGTCCAAGTCCGCCTTCGCTTTCGTAAAGAAGGAGTCCGACATCACCAAATACGCCAAGCAGAAGCTCAAGGACATCGGCTCCCTGAAGTCAGGGTATTGGTTCGCGGCCCAGAAGATTCGTGCAAAGGAAATCCGTGCTCCGGCATGGATTAAGAACCACCAGATTGGTCAGTCCTACGCTATCGGTCAGGACATGGTCCAACAGCCGATGAAGCCAGAAGTGCTAATCGGCCACCTTTTCGGGCTTCGGGCTATGCCGAGGGGACTCCTCAAGTCCGCAATAAGTTATCGCCAATACGCCATGCGCGTGAAGATGGCCGCAGAGCTTAACAAGCGCAAGGTTCCGCTTTGGCTTGCAACGGCTCAAGGACTCACTACGAACACTCAACAACACTTCTGACATGACCACTTACGGAATCCGTACAATCGCCGAGCAGTCCATGGCGGCTTGGTTCGCCACTAACGCCAGCATGCTCCCGGGCGTTCAGGTAAACATCGGCCAGACCGGGGAGATTCGCTCTATCCCGTCCGTAATCCTGTATGCGGAGGGCGCGGACTCACACCCAAGCTTCGGCTCCCGTCCTCTTGGAAACTTTGAGTTGAGCCTTAAAATCTACATCTATTCTTCCGCGGACGACGCTCCTACGGAAGCCGAAGCTCTAAATCTGCACCGGGGCAGGGTAGAGAATGTTCAGGCAATCATGCAGGACTTGGACGGATTCAAGGCCGCATGGACGCAAGGAAAGCTGTACCATGCTTGGCTCCGCTCCGACGAGGAGGGAGTGTCCGACCGACGCTACGGCAATGTCCTGACATACACTGCGGTTGCCGTCTATCCCCCGGCTTGACTCCCGCGTAGACTCAACACCAAGCGACCCTCATGGCACTTCCCAATACTTACGGCGTTGACCACGATTTCGGCCCGGTCGATGTGACGTCCTCGTTCATCACCATCCAGTCGGACAACCTCAAGGAGAACTGCAACCTTCACGTCGAAGTCAAGGACGCTCAGGGACGCATCATCACCGTCCGAAAAGACGACTTGATTTTGGGTGTCAATTTCGTTGGTGTCCTTAAGATTGGCGCTACCATCCCCGTCCCCGGCAATCTGGTGACCTACGGGAGCGTGTCGTACATTATCGACGACATCACTAACGACGGTACTAACGAGTCTTTCCGTCGCGTCGGCATCAACGGCCGCAAGTATCAGGAAATCGCCTAAGCCCCAAACGGGCTTAACCACCAATGGACAAAAGGTGGATTAAGGCGGCAACAATCCTGCAACCCTCAGCCGAGGTTTGTGGGATTCGTCTTTTGCCGTTCTGCCTTCGGCACCGGGTAGCTCTTGAGGCAATCAATAGCCCAGTGCTTGAGCCGGGCAAGCCTATGACCGCAAAACATCTAGTCGCCGCGGCTAGGATTCTGTCTAGCAAAAGCCTCAGTGATGTCGTGCGGCCCGCAACACTACGCGACAAGTTCTGGGTTTCCCGCCTCACTTTCAGCGAGAAGCTTCTTGTATTGGAAATCCACAAGCTGGTCGCCTACCTAAACGAGCAAGCCTTCTGGCCGCGTTTCTGGGAAAAGGGTGAAGGGACGGACAATAAGACCAGCAAGTCAGGCATCCCTTGGCAACTCGCCGTCGTGGCTTCGCTGACCCGGAATGGTTGCACACTTGAGGAAGCTTGGACGATGCCGGAGGCTGAAGCTATTTGGTTGCATATCGCTCATAGCACGGCATTAGGTGCTGATGTTTCTGTCATGTCTGACCATGAATGGGATGCTATCCAGAAATACAAGCGCGAGAAAAACAACCAAACCCCTAGCAACTAAAACATGGCTGACGACGTAAAAGTAAAATTCGGGGGAGATTTCTCCGATGTTTCAAAGGGTGCTTCCGAGGCCGTAAACAAGGCCGGAGGCGCGCTGTCCTCTTGGTTCAACGACTTCAATAAGTCCACGGTCGCAAGCATCACTTCCGCCCTTGCCCTGTCTGCGGTCTTTGGCAAGTTCACGGAAAGTCTTGGGAATACACTCAAGACCGCCAGAGGAATTGACGACGCATTTAAGCGTTTCGGAACCGGGAAAAGCTCACAAGAGTTTCAGCTTCTGGCGCGCTACGGCGCGGAAGTCGGAGTGTCAATGGAGGCCGTAGGACGGACAATGAACTATTTCGCCAAATCATCGGCTGACGCGTCAAAACAATCAGGCGAGCGAAGGAATGTCCTTCGCGCACTAAAATTCACCGAGGAAGAAATCCAGAAGAACAACATTTCTGCAATCGAGGTTTTGCGAAGGATGGCTGATGAATACGACCGGACCGGGCTTGAGGCCCTTTCAGCCCAGCGAGCAGTTCAGTTGTTTGGAAGTCAAGGAGAGCAACTTTCTGCGATTTACAAGAACGGAAAAATCAGCCTCGACGAATTCACCAAGTCGGTAAATGCTATGAGCGATGCGACTATCTCGAGCATGGCAAAAACCGACAAAAGAATTGAGCGCGCAAAGAGGACGCTTGCCGAGCTCAGTGGCCTGTCGTTCGCAGAAGTCGGTCTGGAAGGGTCTATCACAAAGGCCGAAGGAACAGTCGTCGAAACCATGTCTGGACAATACGGGCAAACGGGCGGTACCCCGGAACAAGAAGGACGTAGCATCGGTGGGCAGATTTACAGCGTTTTAAAAGACGACGAGGACGCATTAGCGAAGGCTATCGAAATGCTCAGAGATTATGAACGGGACGATTGGTTCACATCAGAGAAGAAAGCAATCACAGCTGAAGAAGCTGTCAAAACTATGCTGTTTCTCATGAAAGATGAAAAGAAAGCCCAACCAGAAGGCCCGCCATTGCTACAGGCCGCAAAGGTCATGGCGGCTTCTTCGCTTCAGGAAATCGGCGGCGGAGACATTAACTCCGTACTCTCTGGCACTTACCAAAGTTCAATGCTTGACGCGGCCAACAAGACTGCTGACAATACCGCCAAGCTTGTCCAAGAGTCCGGAAAGCCATCCCAAACTAAACCTGTGAACGTCGCTAAATAACATGCCCGAACCCTCCATCACCAGACTCAACTACGGCAACGAACTACTCGCTCCCGGTGAGCTTACTTTTTCCGGTTCTATTGTATTAGATGCGTTCGGTCTGGCACAAGCCCAGCTGACCTACACGATTGACTCCGCCAACAGCAACCTGACGGACACTATCGACATGGTGTCGATGGGCATCAATTATCCCTACGACGTCGGGTTTGAAATGAAGTCTCATAAGTACGCCATCGCCCTTCAGCCGGGCGGCGTGGCGACGATGACGATTGACTTCATGGGAATCGCCCGGGGTGTCGGTTACACCGACGCACAGATTTCCGGGGTGTCCACGACGACGGCACAACCAATCGAGACACACCCAAACTTCACTATCGTCACCGACCCGACAATCGGAGACCAGTCTGCTACGCAGATTCTTGCCGGACCTCCGGCCGCACCTTCCAGCAATCCGAACAAGCCAATCTTCATCCCTTCCGGGGACGCGCTTGCTCCTTGGCGTTTCGACGGATTCGGACTTCCGGCTAACGGAACTAGAAACCCGAAGGCTGGTATCCGTCAGTTCCTCCGGCCGATGTATTCCGTTCGCGGAGTCATTTTCTTCAACACGAATGAGGGATACCGTTCCGCCTACATGACCAACGGAGTAGGCAGAACTCTCAAGACCGAGGGCGACATGTTCAAGCTCATTACTCCGAACGATGTCCTAGGTGCACTTTCCCCGGAGCTTTGCCTTCTGACCGCGGCTAATGCGGAGTGCATCGGAACGCCTGACAACTACGCCGGAATCAAGGTTGTCTACGACATCATGATTGGCGGCGGAACGGGCTGGGATTCTGACATCTACGGCCCGATGGACACCGCCATCTTCGCATAACGATGGAAGACCTTGGCTTCAACGGCTCCGGCTCTCGGTTCAATTCTCGGTTTGAAGCCGGGTCGCCAATTCAAGCCAAGCAACTCAACGACCTTGCGGCCGGGATTCAGACAAGCTTGCCGATGCCGTATCTCGGCGAAGGGCCGTCTGTTAGCTTCACGCCGGGAGGCTCCGTCATCACTCAGAACCAAAGCAGAATCGAGTCTGACGCTCCTCCGGCCGCAAGCATCGTCCAGCAGTATCAGATGCGTGTCGCGTCAATCGAAGGAAACGAAGTCCTTCAGATTGCCAAGGGTACGGTCACCTTCACGCAGAGCAACATGCCGCGCGTCCGTCAGGGTGGTCACAACGACCAGCGTCAGGGATGGATTAGCAAGGTCGCCGTCTATGGTTCGAATGTCGAAGTTACCTCCGGTGAAGGCGACCCTCTTTGGATGGACGGAAACGGCTACTATAGCGTCGACTCAGCGGGGACTTACTATGTCACCATAAGCAAGTTCGACATCAGCCAGTCCAACGACGACACAGAAAACGCTCTGCTCAATGCGGAAGCACCTTGGGTTTCCATCTTCAAGGCTGGCGACGACATTGAGGGTACTATCTTTTCGGAGACCGGGCCGTCTCTTTACGTCAACAAGACCAACGTCCAAAAGATGGTCGGGTATGACGCGATGTCCACCGGGCTTCAGGGGGACTGGGGCAACTGCCATACGACTTGGTTCAACCCGGTTAAGTGGGGTTACGCCGTGAAGCTAATCGGCATCGTCTACGCGACGAACGTCGTCGGCGAGGGAATCAGGCTCGTCATTGACCAGCACATCGTCGGACCGATTGACCTACAGATTCCTTGCCTATTCAACGGCACGACCCTGTGCAATCAGGACGACCTGACGGAGACGAACGACCCGTACAACCTGAACAAGGACGCTACCCCGGCTTGGTCGCTGATGGCGAACGCGGACACCCTCAACGGCATGAACGCGCTGGCGGAAGCCAACGATGATTGGTATGAAGAGTTCGTAGGCCCGGCGGATTGGACGGAGCAGAATTACGACTACAAGCTTCCGGGAAGCTGTGCGGCGCAGGACGACGGAGAGGTGTGCATACATCCGTTCTACACCTACCCTCGCATCTTGAAGCCAAGCCCAGACCCGGCATTCTGGCTGTACCGCGCCAATGTTTGCGGAGGCATGGTGAACAATCTTATCCCTTGGAACAAAGACGGATTGCTTGCTACGAAGCAGAAGCTTCCTACGAGCATCGACTTCCTCCCCCTGCTTGGGACGGTCAACATTTACATTCGACTTGGCACGGAAGCATACGAGTCTAACAACCCTGTCTTCCCTGTCATCGACGACACCGACGAATACTATCCTTGCCTCGTTCAGTACCCAGCAAATACGCCGGAGGAAATTGAACAGCTCCCGGTAGACACAGACGAGTATTGCTACCTCCTCATGGCGGTTGCGCGCAACGTCGGCGACCCCGAGAACTTCATCATCGACCAGATGGTCAGCGGCTCGCTGTGGGTTGACCGCATTAAGATGGGAACGCAGACGGCCCGATACTATTGGGCAAGAGTCTGATGGGCGTAATCATCGGAGCAACCGACGCACTCACGGGCGACTATTACACGACGTGGGGGAAGTTGCGCTCACCTATCCTCGGGAAGAATACCAATGGATATACGGGGTTCTCCACGATGCACAGTTCTCAATACGAGGCAGGTGAAGGCTTTATGACTTCATACGGGACGCTGCTTCGCTTCGATATGCGCTACGACAGCACGACGTGGTTTCCGGGCTACTGGCGGCCGACGTTCTATTTTTACGAAGACAACCTGTTTTCAGTCAATGGCTGGTACGCTGAACTGTTCGTCCCGTCCCCCTCCCTGACCAATGAGGATATCGCCGAACTGACGGGGGAGACGGTCGTTGCCTCCGGCACAATCGGGACGTTTACCATCGCCTCGTCTTTCTTCACGCCAGCCCAACTCATTCAGGCCGGGTCAGGCTTTACCCCGCCCTACCCAGTCGAGCAACCTATCTTCACAGTCGGCAAACTAGCGGCATTCTGACCCCGGTCTGACTTTGACTCCCGCGTAGGGTCATGGCGGCACCGACAATCATTTGGAAGCGCGGGCAGACTTTCGTCGCTTCCGGCCCTTATGTCCCGGGCGAGGGCGACCCGGCCAACCTCGTAGGCGTAACTATCGAAAGCGAAGTCCTTGACTTCTCGCGGACGCGCCGCCCTCTTGCCGTCACCATCGGCGGAGACAACCTGACCGTCACCCTTCGTGCGGAAGCTTCCGACACGGCAGATTGGGCCGTCGGGACTGCCGCCATTGACCTCCGTTGCGTAAAGGACGGGGTCGTTTTTGCCACGACGACTGTCCGCTTTGTCGTTGACCAAGAAATCACCCTCCCCAATGGCTAACATCGAGCTAGTCCTCACTCCCGCCTCGCCCACTGGGTCGATGGTTTTCACCCTCGGTGCTCCCGGGCCGCAGGGTCCAGCCGGACCTCCCGGGCCGCAAGGTGAGCCGGGCGAGCAGGGTATCCCCGGCCCGAAAGGCGACAAGGGTGACAAGGGTGACCAAGGCGACCCCGGTCAGCCCGGAGTTGTAGCCGCTACCGCTCCGCTGGCTTACGACGCGCTGACGCAGACTGTCAGCATCGACCTGACTGGCTACGCTACGGAGTCTTGGGTCACTAGCCAAGGATACCTTACTTCGGCAATCCTAGACGGCTACGCCCTGCTCTCCGGCGCTTCGTTCTCTGGATTCTGTGACTTCATCAATGGGCTTAGTTCAAGCGGACCTGTCACTTTGCTGGATAATGGATACCTAGATGCGTCTGGACTCGACGGAGACAGTCGTCGTCGCATCCGTTTCGGAGCAGGAAACGGTGGCGGGTCGTGGGGTTGTGGAGACTTCGGTTTCGATGGGAGCAATCTTCTGTTCGGCAATGACGAGAACCTCCCGGAGACGCTCGCCACTAGGTCTTGGGTTACGGCTGGATTCTACCCGCTTGAGGGAAACCCCGCTTCGTTTGTAACGGAGTCTTTCCTTACTACTTACGGTTACACCACGCAGGGATGGGTGCAGTCCAATTTCTACCCGCTTGTAGATAACCCTTCTAATTTCACCACTAGTGCGACGGTTTTTGAGAACGGAGGAACATTCTTAAACAAGGTTACCTTCACCTCACTCGACGGCGCGGCCGGACTCAATATCGGCATCGGTGGCAGTTCCGCCAACGCAACCGTCAACGGCGACATTTGGATTCCGACCGCGGGAACGAATCTTAACTTCCGAGACGGCAACGGAATTGCTAGGGTCTGTGCTTCTACTACTTCGGGCAATACCTTCAACCAGCCCCAAGCCGTCGATACGACCAACGCACTTCCGGCCTTGCGCGTTACCCAGCGAGGAACAGGAAACGCTCTGCTGGTTGAGGACCAAACCACCCCTGACACTTCCGCGCTCGTCGTAGACGGAGCCGGAAACGTCGGCGTCGGCGTCGCAACTGGTTACACTTCCACCTCCAAATTGGAAGTCGTCGGAAACGTCAAGGGTACCACCCTCTCGACCGCCTCTGGCCCGGTGTTCTCGGTCAACAGCATCACCAGCCATACTGGAGGGTCTGACACTAATGACCTACTCGTCACCATCGGTGGCGTAAATTACCGCATCGGCATTCGCCTCGCTTAATTCCATGACCTACCTCATCGCTCTCGCCCTTGGCTACGCCGCCGGGGTATACCGCAACACCATCGCCGAAAAGGCCAGCGAGCTTTACATCAAGTACTGCTCCAAGTGATGCGTCTCGCCGCGGTCATCGCCCTCCTTGCTTTGACCGGGTGCAAGTCCACTCCGAAGGTCGAGCCTCTGCCTGTCCAGCCTCCCGCGCCGACCAAGGAGTCCGTCGTTAACGAACTCGGCAAAGACTTGGACAAGGCCGACCACCGGGTTGCCGCGTCGCTCGTCGCTATAGAGAAGAACGCCGACAAGCCAAAGGTGGTCGTGGCGGAGTCCCGCCTAGCCCAGTCCTACCTCCCTGAGCCTCCGGCCGGGGACGTTGCCTTTGCGATGGCTCGCGCAACCAAGTCCGACCCTCTGGACTACAAGAAACAGATGGAGTTCGGACGACAGCTGGCGACCGCGGTCAACAAGGCATGGGAGAAGCTAGAGGCCGACCAGAAAGAAGCCGCCCGAGTCTCCGGCCTGAAGGATGCCCGCATCAAGGAACTGACCGACGAGGTCGCCCGTGTGAAGCAGGAAGCTTCCAAGAACATCTGGACGCTCACGGGTGCGGCCTTGTTCGTCGCAGGAGCACTCGCCACAGCTTTTGCCGGGCCGCGTATCGGCATCCCCCTAATCGCCTGTGCGGCCTTCGCCGGGGGAGTCCCGTTCATCTACGACTCGCCCTACTTCCTCCTCGTCGCCATCGGGACTGCCGCAATCGCCTCCGGCTTCGGGCTGTGGTGGGTTTGGGACAAGGTGCGGGACTCCGTCAACTCCTCCAATGTCAAAAGGGATTAAGGTCGTATGGCGAAAGCTGGGCCGCGAGGTCGCTTGGGGTCAGGCACACTTCGACCCGGCGCATCCGCTGATTGAGGTAGACCCTCGCCTTGGTGCGAAACGCCAGCTTGAAGTCCTGTGCCACGAAATCCTGCACATCACCCTGTTCCCGAATGACACCACCCCGGCCACGGAGAAGCTTGTCGATGCCGCGGGCAAGAAACTTTGCGAGACTCTCTGGAAGCAAAACTATCGCCGGGTGCTGATGGACAAGAACACCAAGCCTCCCCGCATATCATGAGTCCCGTCCCACAGCCAGAAGAAGTCCCGGCAAGCTTGCGAGACATCGGCATCGGAATCGCCATCGGCGCGGTTTCGTGGATGGTGCGCTACTTTTGTTCGACGGAACGGCACTCGGTTGGTTACATCGCCCGCCGGACAGTCGTCGCCGGGCTGACCTCTTTGCTGGTCGGTCTCGCCACGCAGTCCTACTTCGCCAACGCGGGCCTCGGATATGCGGCCGCAGGAATGGCGGGATACGCATCGCCGGAGCTTGTGGACGCCGGGCTGGCTTGGCTCAGGAGTCGGGGTCGGTCTAAGGGGTAGGGGAAGGGTCGGGGTAAGGGGCCAAAAGGCCTCCACGGGCTTCCTAGAGGGGTCTTTTGGGGGTCGCCGGGCATCGGTCGCAGTAGAGCCTGTATTCGCTAAACCCCTAAATCGCACTTAGACCCCAAAATAAACCTTTCGCTGAGTCGGTTGTTCGGGCAAGGTTGTTCTCGTTCCACCAAACCACACCCAAACAAATGAACACCAACGACACCACCTCCCATCTCGCCGAACTCGCCAAGGAAATCGCCAAGGCCGAACTCGCCGTCGAGAACGCACAGCAGACTGCCTTCAAGTTGGAGCAGTCCGACTCTTGGGGTTCGTGCGGTCGCCTCAACTTCGGTCGCCACGCCAAGGCCGCGTTCACTCGCCTTGAAAAGCGCCGCCGGGAACTGCGTCGCCTCCGCGAACGCCACGCCACCCTTGCCGCTCGCCTCGCCGCCTAATCACCTTCACCCACCAACGAACATGACCATCAACGAACAGAAGCTAACGCTCGCCAGCCCGCTGAAGAATCCCCTCCGCGACAAGCTCCGGGCCATGACCAACGAACAGCTCCTCGCTGAAAAGGCGAAGGCGACCAAGGCGCAGAAGGTCAAGGACACCCGTGCGAACTTCAACTACATGATGTTCGTGGACTACCTCTGCGAGTCTCGCGGCATCACCAAGCCCACGCCGGGCATCTGGGCTTAACCTCTCATCATCAACGAACATGACCACTCCGTTCAATCCCATCACCGCCCTCGACCACGACGAGCGCGTCCTCGTCAGCACCAACCGGGAAGCCGGGCTTACTGTCCCGGACTCGCTCCCCGTCAGCTGGAACGAGGCTGACTCCACGACGCGCTCCGTCTGCCTCTGGTATGCCCGCAACACCATGTCCTACTTCGACAAGGCCAAGGTTGCCCGGCACATCATCGGTTGCGAAATCCTCGCCAACGAACAGGCCGGAGTAAAGCCCGTCATCACCAAGTCCCGCGCCGACCAGCTGTGGGCGATGGTCTTCGCCAAGTAACCTTTCCCCCAACCCAAATACACCCATGCTCCACAAAATCGCAGTTACTGTCGATGTCGCCCACGAAAGCGGGGAAGAAGGCATCGCCGCCCGCGCCTTGAAGAAACTGTTCGCCGAGGACAACCTCGACATCTCCGAGGTCGGCGACTCTACCGGGTCAGTAATCGTCCACGAAGTCACGGAGCCGGAAGCTTCCGGCCGCCGATACTTCGCCCAGCTCACTTATGTCCTTGTCGTCGAGGCCGCATCCGCCGAAGCCGCGCAGGAGGCTGTCGATGAATCCATCTGCTTCTATGCGGACGGATGGGAAGTCGACCAAATCGCCGTCCGTAACCTTTCCTAACCCACCAAGATACACCCATGCTCCACAACCCAAACCGCAAGCCCCACAAGTACCGCGAGACTCGCCAGCAAGGCCGCGAAGTGAACCTCACGCTCACCGCGCCCTCCGCCTTGGCGAAGCTTGTCCACATCGAGTCCCGGCTCGCCAACAAGTCCGTCTCCAAGTTCATGCGCGATGTCCTCGCCGACCGCTACAAGCACATCATCGGCGACCGCACCAAAGCCCGATAACATGTACAACCTCGAAACCACCGGGTCGCCCGGCATCTCCATGCTGATGGGCAATGACCCAAGCGGAGTCCGCATGCTGGAAGCCTTCCACAAGTCCCTCGGTCGCCCCGAATGCGAGCTGTCCTACGGCGACGGCTTCTCGCTCGGCATCGCCAAGGGCGAAACCATCAAGGACGCGCTCCTACGGGCCGCAGAAGAAATCCGCACCACAAACAAGATGGCAGAAGCCTCCCGCGAACACATCCCGAAGCTTCTCGCCAATCTGTAATCCCATGCACCCTCCCAAGACCGCACAGACCTTCACGCTCACCCGTGACCAGCTCATCGGGCTGTCCAAGCTACAGACCCGTGGCTGGACGCTCGACTTCAACGACCTCACGCACCTCCCGGCGGAACGCGCCATCGCCATCCGCGTGGTCGGGCAGTCCGGCATGGTCATGTACATGGTCATCGAGCCGGACGGCTACACCCACTCATGATGACCCCTTACCTTGCGTACAGCATCGCCGTCGGCGTTCAGGCTCCCCTGAGCATTGACCAAGCCGCCGAAGCTGTCGAAGTCTTGGAGGCACATCCGGAGATGCTTACCTCCGGCGAGGCTTGTCGCGGCCTTGAACGGCTCCGATACATTGTGGAACGCCACTCGTCCGATGACTAGCCCGTCCCTAGGGGTTGGGTCGGGCCGGGGACGAAAAGGCCTCCACGGGCTTGCCAGAGGGGTCTATTGGCGACCCTCGTCCCCGGTTAAACCGAGCTTTTCGTCGTCTAACTCCCTCGGTCTGCGGCCGTGCGATTTCCGAAAATAAACCTTTCGACCTGACGAATCTTCGGGCAAGGTTACTCTCGTTCCACCAAACCACACCGACAAATGCCCTCCATCAAAGCCAACAAAACCATCACTCGCGAAGACGAATCCTTCCTCGCCAACCTCATCGCCACTCGCTGGCTGATGTTCAGCGAGCAGGTCATCGCGATGGGCGAAAAGCCCGCCAAGCTCTCCGAAGTCGTCGAGGGTAACGTCCGCGGTCTGTACGAGCCGGGTTGCTTCCTCGACGGCAAGAAGTTCGTCGCGGCCCGCAACGAGCGCATCGCCAAGCTGGCTATCTGCTTCGCGGCTGAAGCCTTGAAGTGCGGCGCTCATCCCTCGGTCTTGGCCCACTTCAAATCCCGGGCCGCATAAATCGCACTCGCCCCGAAAATAAACCTTTCGCCCAGTCCGATTCTCCGCCAAGCTCTCTTTCGTTCCACCAAACCACACCACCACAAATGAAAAAGAAAAACCAAGGTTCGTTCGATGTCTTCGGTCGCTTCACGCGCCACAGCTCCACTCGCGTGTTCAACGCGTTCTGCCCGAATAAGCACCACTTCTCCAAGCGCGTCCCTGACCGCGTCGAAGAAGAGTTCGACTTCCCGTTCGCCGTGTTCGGCGTCGCCAGCAACGCGCCGGGTCGCGAGATGATGCGCGTCAAGTCCACGACTTCCGTTCGCTGGTGCCGCAACGAAGCCGAAGTCGAGGCCGCACACAAGTTCTTCACGAAGAAGGGTTGCGACACCGTCGTCACCACCAAGACCTCCGTCTGGGCTTAATTTCCACCACCAACCAAACACACAAATGAACAGCATCAGCATCACCACCATCATCGTCGGCACGACCCTCGCGAAGCTCTACGGAACGCCGGGTCACGACAACGCGACGCTCGTCTCGGTCATCTCCGCGTTCCGCGCCGCGCTAAAGGCCGACCACAAGCGCGTCCCGGCTTGCGACCTCGACCTCATCGAGCTGGCTCGCGCCATCCGCCACGACTTCGGCTACATCATCAACGAGTATCCCTGCGACTAATCCTCGCAAGCTTCCCGACATGAAAACCCTCGCCACCCTGTTCGCCATCGCCATCTTCGGATGGCTCGCGGTCGTGACCTTCTGCGGCCCGGAACTCTACCGCCTCATCAACGGCCCGGAGCCTGTCAAAGCCAAGGTCGTCCGCCGCCATCGCTGACCCACTTCCATGCCTAAGAAATCAAAAGACCTTACCGCGCTCGTCGCGGAGCTGTATCCCCATAAGGACATCAGCCTCAAGCCGGAAGCCATGGTCGCATACTGCGAACACCTTGGCATAACCGAGCCGAGCCTGAGCGACCTTGAAGCCGCCGACGACAGCTACTACGGCGAACACCGGAGCGACCGGGACTTCGCCTACGAGCTTGCCGACGCGACCGACCTGTTCGGCGACCTCCCTAAGCACGGGCGACACACCCACCCGTGCGAGCTTTACTTCGATTGGGACAAATACGCTCGCGACCTGATGTACGACTTCTTTGAATCCTCCGGCCACTACTTCCGCAACCAATGAGCAACCTCCTGCACCCCAAGCTAGAGCGCCTAGAGGTCGTCGCTGACAAGGACGGATGGGCAAGCCGGGACGAGTTCAGCTGGCGACCCTGCCCGTGCTGTGGCGACCACCTCGGCGGGGAACGCTACGAGGTCAAGGCAATCTACTACAACCGCAAGTCCCCGTCCACCATCTCCGTCATGCGGGGAAGCTTCTGGGTCTGCAACGACTGCGTGTACGAATACCAATGAACGCTCAGGCCCACCACTTCGTGTTCCGCCACCTGATGGCTGAAGTATCCGAGGTCAACGACCGCATCGAGGCCGGGGACATCTGCTCCAATAAGACCGCGCTCCCCCGGTGTCGAAAGCTGTGCGAGCTATACGCCGCGGCCTACGACCGGGCCGGATGCCGCGAGGTTCGCCTTGAACCTTATGTTGCGGCTGGCGGCTGGGTAGGCATAACCTACTCCTACGACGCTCC